CGAAGGCGACGGTTTCAAGGCCGGCAGGCTTATTCAACATCTCTTCAGCTAGTTTATACAGCTTCTGCGAAATCTTCGCTTTTTTATAGTTCTTAAGCGCGGCGTTCCCTAACTTTGTTTGATCTTCGAGTATCTGTGCTTCGTTGTCTTTAATGCCCTGGAAATTGCTTTTAGCCAATGCTAAAATATTAGAATTGGGTCAATTGAAGACATCCATTATATGTCCTCTATATTGAGCATTTACAGTTATTGAGCCATTTTGATTTAAATCAAATGTATATTTTACCAAGTTGGTTTTTAGCTTAAGCTTCATTTGATTTTGCTTGCCGCCAAGACCCAATTTTGTAGCCAGCTTGTCGTGCGTTTTCCAGCCTAACTCAAATTCAATTGTTCTATAAATTGTTTTACCGTTTATTTCTTCTTTTGTCCCAATCTTAAACAATTCAACATAAGGATCAATTAACATCTCCCTTATATCTTGAAAAACAAATTGTGCATTGACCAATGCTACATTTTTTGTAGCTGAATCGATTCCTTCGTGAGTAATTTTTATGCTTTTAATTCCGGCGCCTGTGCGGCGTCCGGACGTTAAGAAAGCATCCCCAGTACTAAAATCTGCTAGCGCCGAATCTTGAAATATATTCTTTTTTGTTGATGAATTGGCGGTGGCGCCTTTTTTTACTACATAAATAACAGCATAATGGGCTAGTTGTGCTTTTTGTGCGGGTGTAATTTCAAAAAAGTTTTTTGAATTTTGTGCTAATGTTATATCATTAATGTATTTTAAATTTGTTGTATAACCTTGAAGCGATTCTTCCCCTATTTGGCGCACCATATCGCCTGAGCCTATTTGATTTTTGCTTTTTAATGCGTCGAGAATATCCTTTGCTTGGTCTATTAAAAAACATTGTTCAGGGATGCTAGGCGCAGACTGGAGCGCACTTCCATCGCTTTCTGTTGATGTATTTTTGGGATTTGGAGGATTAGCCATATTTTATTTCTCTCTATAACATTCCAAAAGCGCTTAATACGCTTTCAAGCGGGACTGGAATGAGCACTACATCGCCTGGTCTATAATCCGTTTCTAGTGGTCTTAGATTGAACCAGGCAATGATCCACCAATATTCCGGAGCATTGTAAAATTCTTTTGCTAAATTAAAATATTTAGTTGTAACTCCCCAATTTCTAGCAACTGTATCAATATTTGTTAATTCTTGCGGATCTGGGTATTTTAGTTCAGCAGTTTCATACTGATTAAGTTGATCAATGTTTCTATTTTGAAATATATCCGATGCGGCATACTCAAACGTTTGATTAGTTAAGATTCTTCTTTCATCGTATCTTGAGATTGGCATTTACTTTCCTTTACCTTTTACTGGTGAGCATAGATGTGATCGTCTTGCGCGACAAGAACACTCGGTCTAATTCTAGCTTTTTAGCTTTGGCTTTTTGGCTTTTCTTATCTCCGGGTCCATTTGAAGTATCTACCGCGCCGTCCGTGTCGCCCGGTTTGGTATTGTTAGTAGCCGGCGCAGGCGCAGTTTGGGCCTTTATCTGTTTAACGCCATATGGATAGCGCTCCTCGCCAGGCGCAGTAAAGTGGCCACTGGCCGCATCCAAGCCTATTGTTCCGTCATGAAGCACTTGAATTCGTAACACTATATTCACATCAGAAAACAGTATTTTATCTTTATTATCTATATCAGTTACATCAGAAGAAAAATATTGTGCTTGATCTTTCGATTGAAATCCAGGGTTAATTTGTATTGCGCCGTTAATATATCCTTCTATAAATCCTTTGCTTCCACCGACAGCATTTAAAAATCTAAATTTAAAATACGGAGGAGCTAACAATATTGGACTCTTATCAATGTATGTATAAGATGGATATTGATATTGCAACAGCCTTTGAATTTTTTTCATATTTTCTGATGCTTCATAACGATCATCTGAAATAACGCGAAATCCCAATGTTAACTCGCGGCCGGTGCCTGAATAGAAAGACATTGGGTCCATACGTCCGTAAACATTAGTTGGACTCCATCTCGGTGTCCATGAATCTGAGAATTCCGTTATAATACTGTTAAAAAATAATGCACTGCCGTTCTTAACGTGTAATGGCGTAATCTTTATATATTTATATCCGTTGTCTTGTGATGTAGCTACCGGCATAATAGTAATTAGATATTAACCAAAAATTAAATTGAATTTTTCATCTATCATATGATTGACGGTTTTCTCAATATCGCTCTCTAAAGTCTGATTGACTACTTTTTTGTCTAAGATGGTGCCGTCTTTTGCCATCATGTTTACGGTTAATTTAAGATCAGTGGAGCCAGGTGCTCCAGATACTTTAGATGCTGTGGGTAGTAATTTCTGGGTACGTTTTGAAACTAGTTCAGGTTTTTCGCCTACTGTAGCATAAGTAGGCTTGCTGAGGTAGTTTTGCTCTCCCTCAAACATACTAGCGATTCCGCCGCCGATTCCGCCGATAACACCGCCGACCACCGTGCCGACGCCGGGGAGGATGGCTGAGCCCACCATTGCGCCGCCGAGAGCGGCGGAACCTGCGCCGACGGCGACACCGGTCTTTTTCCAGCCTTTCTTATACATTTCTCTACCAACCCCGACACCGGCGGCGGCGATGGTCAATCCGCCTAGGCCTTTAGCAAATCTCCCAACCATGCTGGCTTGTTTGCTTGCAGCGGCGCCTATTTTATTAATTCCGCCTGCTGCTGCGGGCGCTGTTCCTCCTACACTGGTGAATAGATTGCCAATTCCCTTTAAAGTTCCAGCTAAAAGCACAAGACCGCCTATAACGGCGCCGCCTGAAGCCAATAAAGGCCCGAACGCACCGAGACTACCTATAAGATCGTTAGCCCATTTTTTTACTTTTTCGATTCCATCAGCGACCCATTGCAAACTCTTGGCTAAATTATCTTGAGCAATTGCAAGACTCTCAGTGCTGGTTTCTCCATTTTTTTGGCCATCTTGTAATTGCTTCGAAGCGTCAGTAACGCTATATGTCTCTGACGCTATTTTTTCCAACTCTTCAACACTGATACCGCCAAATTGCTTTATTTGCTGTTCTGTGAGTCCAATGCTTTCCTTTAAAGACCTCATTTGGGCAAAACTTAGTTTATCCATCTGAATGCCGTTAGCTTCCATTTCTTTTCGCAATTTAAGGAAACCCTTTAAAGGCCCTTCTTCCATAACCGTATCCATTAATTCTAAACCATCAATTGTTGATCCAAACACAGCATTCATTTTTGTAGCAGCCGTTAATGCACCTTCAAATGTAGTAAACTTTTCCATAGAACTGATCATGCTGTCCATTGATATTCCGGTTTGTTGCTGAACTTTGGCCAGTCGTAAGAATTCATTTTCTACGTCTGGAAGTCCAAATTTGGCTAAATTATTGCTTTGTGAGGCAAAATCTGCCATGGCCTTGCTAACATCTAGTTTCATCGTTTTTGCAGCCACAGCCATGCTAGCCGTCATTTTATTAGCGGCAGCTGGAGTTTTACCAAAGATCTGCACAAGATTGTTCACCGCTGCACCACTCGTAGTTGCAGCTACTCCTAATCTTCTTTCAAGAGTTTTTGATAATTCTATTGTCGCGCCCTGATCTTTTTTGGACATCTCGCGATAAGCGTTGGATGCCTTGAAGAGTTCTTGATGTGTTTTCATCATTTCAGCGCGAGTAAAACGAGTTGCATCTGATAGACCGGTCATACGACTCTGAAATTCACTTAATTCGTCCGCAGACAAGACGCCAACCTGTCGCGATATTAAACGAGATTGATCGTAAAACTCCTTCCCTTTTTTTAGTGTAGCCATAATGCCGTAGGTTTGCTTTACCTGATCTGCTGCCTTTTTAAACCCTTCTGCTACTTTAAGCGCCGCAGAGCCCATCAAATTAGTTGCTGTTAAATTTTCTTTAAGGCGTGCCTGCATCATCTTGAGACTTCTGCGAGGATTCTTTAAAGCTTCGCCCATCTCCTTCGAAGCCCTAGTAACACCAAACATTCTTCGTAACAATTGATTGGCCGCGGCATCTGCTGCAGATATTCCTTTGTTGAGCTTGTCCGCTGCTTCTGCACTACCTTCAAGTGCTTTTATCAATTGCTTTTGTCTTTCTATTAATTTTTCTTTAGTTTCAAGGCCTTCTTTGAAAAGGCCTAGTTGTTTAAGTTCTTCCTCAGTGGCAACTTCAAGCACACTTAGTTGTGTTCGGCGCGCCTTTAAAAGATCTGCGTTGATCGCAAGCGCTTGCTCTTTGCTGTCTAACAGCTTCTTCTGTTCTTCAGTAAGGCGCTCATTTAAGCGAAGCTGGTCTTCAAGGAACTCCGCTTGGGTCCTCCTTAGTTCTTTTAATATTTTATTCTGATCGTTGAGCCGCTTTGTGGTCTTGTCCGTATCTGAAGGCTCTGGAGTCGTCGGAGTCGTCGGAGTTTTTGGGGTTTCATTATCAGCCATTTATATTACCTTAATGGCCACTTCAAGCCAGTGACTTTTTCAAAATTATAAATAGACTTTTCTAGCTTGATTTTAATTTCCGTCAGTTCTGGACTTCCAAGTCCCACATCGAGATATTTTAAAGCATATGCTTTTTCTTGTTCTAAAACATTAGCAAAAGCTTCTAAATCTTCTTTAGCTCCTTTAATTCTAACTTGAGGAGCTGTTTCTTCGTCTTCTTCATAAAGACGGCCAGGACCTGTTAAACGTGGATTAAATCCTCGATCAAGCATATGAGCTAAAACATATTCCACATCTGCCGCAAATGTTCCAAGAAACGTTTCGTTTAAATTATCTGCTTTGAGTTTTTCAAAATCAATTTTACGTTTTACTAGCATCAACAATCACCCCTATAAGTATAAATAGTAATGTAATTAAGTATTATCTTTTAGAGGATTTTGTTTGTGCGTCTTCTACTGCTTTGGCTTCTTCTTCTTTTTGTTTGATAGTTCTTCTCACAAACCACGATCGAAGACCAACAGGTAAATTATACAGCTCTGTAATTGACCAATTGCCCAAATAATTCATAAAGAACATTTGCTCATATACATCTTTGATATAATCAGAGGTTAGGCCAAAAAAAGCCCGCATTCAGCGGAACCTCCATTTCAGACGTATCGCCACATTGAGTGCATTCAACCTCGTGATTCATATTAATATCCGGCATTGATGTTGCATATGCTTTTTTTAGAATAGATGCGTCTAAAATAGGTAAGGAATGTAAGGCTCTTTCAATATAAAATGAATCAGTTTGCTCATTAATAGAGACAACAAATAACTTTAGCAAACTAAGAGTTCCGCTTTTGTTGGACATGTTCTTTTCATCTCTAGAAGTTAACAATCTAAACTCAACTACAAAATTGCTTTTAGGAAGAGTCACAGTAAAAGTATTATTTTCTGTCTTACTAACGGCTTCAATACTCATTGTCTCTTTGTTTTCCAGTTCATTTAAGTCAAAAACTGTTTTAAAACTATTTTCGCAATTAGGACACTGTAAGCTGACTGTATAATCAGAGCCATATCCAAAAACGCGGGAAGCAATTAATAATGCATTTTTATCCCCAATTAACAGATCATCAACCTTAATTCTGTTATCAACAATGATACTTTGAAGCATTTTATCGATAGCAACACCCTTTTTGAGTAATGTTGCGGAGGTCAAAATATCTTCTTCTTTTGCCGTCATGTGTTTAACCTCAACGGCATCTATACCACGAAGTGGGTGATTTTCGGGGTAATATTCTCCTTTGCTCGGTAGATCAATCATTTCTGTAGGTGTAACAAAATTAAACGGGTTAGCTTGAGCTTGAGCGGGTGGTGCTACACTTTGTGGTTGATTGGCGACCGGTGCATTAGCCGCTACGCGACTTTGATTTCTTGACATAAAAACCTCTCTAATTTGTGTGTTATATAATATATAGTTTTTTATAAAATTTTAAAATCAATTAACTCAACGCATGAGTTGCAAAATCATATCGGATGTTTAAAGAAATTGTCATTATCTCTTCTGCGCCATAATTTGCTTGACCAAAGTTAACGCCAGTAATAAACGGATTTTCTAATACCCATTCTTCAAGCGGAATTCCTTCTGAGTTTATTTGTGTTAATCTTATTTGTCCTCCGAGAGCAGTTTGAAATTTTTTCTTTTCAAAAGCTGATCTCGGAGTGTTTGGATTTCGATCTTGATAGCCGGCCTCTTTTAATATGTGATATAATTTGGAAGTGTTGTTATCATCTGAATTTTCTAAATCGCTGATTGTTATCTCTATTGGATTCCATGATAAAACGCCGGGACGAAAAGAAACATCATTAAGCCAAATATATTCACTTTGTGCAATCTCAAAAGAAGGCTTTTGAAAGGAACGCAAGCAATAAGTATTTATTGCATATTCTTGTATTCCAAAAGAGGCATACCATCTAAAGGATAGTTTAGGCTGCGCGGCTGGAGCACTCCAAAAAGGCATGATTAAATCCTATCCAGGCGTTAAGGCGTTAATTTGGAAATGGGATTACCGCTCGTAACTTCTAATGTGGCATAATCATAACGAATGGTAACTGAATTAATGACCATCTCTTCGCTACTATAATCTAATTGCCCATAATCAACATTAGTAAAGAAAGAATTATTTAATGTCCAAATTTCAATTGGATCCCCTTCTGCATCAATTTGGGTAATACTGGCTTGGGTCCCGGCGTTTGCAAATTTTGCTTTGCTAAAAGATTTGAGCGACGCGCTCTCATCTTTCGGAACATTATACCCTGCGGCGACGACCATGTTGGTAATTGCCGAAGCTTGGTCTGGTATTACAGGATCAATAAATGTTACGTCGACCGTGTTCCAAGTTATTCTTCCTGGAAAGTAAAATGTATGAGCAACAAATTGATGAGGTACTTCGCTAATGGTAAATGAAGGTTTTTTTACAGTTTTAATAGCATAAGTTTGTAATGCGTTCTCGTCGGACTTGCCGATAGTAAAATACCATCGAAAGCTTCGTTTAGGTTCTACGTTAAGATCACTCCAAAATGCCATTTCTTAAGTCTCCTTGCCACTTACTAATAAGTAGTTTATTTTTTGATTAATCCTCAAATGCTGCACCACTATCCGTTAAAATAAAGTCAATAGCAATATATTCAATTGCCCTAGCAGGCTGAATATAAATTTTAGCATACATAATATTGCGATCAATTAAGTCTTGCGTAGTGGTAGTCTCATCCAATACTAGCTTGAATCTAGTGATACCAAGTCCAGCTTGCACACCGCGTAAAAATGGCTCAACTTGTCCTTTAAAACGATTCCAAGTTACTCTAACGTTTTGATCAAATAAGATTGTCGCAGCAAATCTTGAAATTTGACGCTTTAGGAAGATCATTAGTCTTCTTACATTGATTCTATCCAATGCAGAAGGCGTAGCTTGCAAGGTCTTTTGACCAAAGATGACAATACCCTCTGCTGGAAATTGTGCGATTGGGTTAATTCTGTTATCATAAAGTGTATCGCGGTCGCGAGATGTTAATCTATCACTAACACCGATTACCGGTACGCCACCTCTACCTTCTGATAATCCACCTCTTGTAAATCCAGCTGGAGCAAACCAAAGTTCAGCAGCCTTTTGTCCATACGACATGGCGCCCAGCGCCGGAACAGAAGGCGGCACCCACACTGTTTGACCGCTATTGTTATCTTTAATCTGGACCCATGGGTAATAAGTTGCACCATAACTTGAATTAACAACTAGATTTGCTTTTAATTCATTAACGGCGCCGGCAACTGATCCTCTTCGAGTAGCTGCGTCATCGGTGCTTTGGTATTGAGGTTGATATACTTCTTTTAAATCGATAACAGCTAGCGCGTCTCCGCGAGATTCACACATGTTAATCAATGTTCTGTTAAGAGTGCTATTAACAACACCGGGCATTGCAGCGATAGCATACTCAATTACTTCTGGATCTCTCAAAGAATCAATTGCTACTTGCACAGAATTGAACATGTAGTTCGTCATTGGTGCGCCATCCTCGTAGTTTACAATGCGCAATGGTTCCGATTCTGTAATATCCAGACCGTCAAAACCGCCATGAAATACTGTGGTAAACCGGTCGATGCCGGCGTCCAATACTTCAGTATAGGCATCTGTGCCTCGTAAATAAGTAAGACCGCCGCGAGCGGCGCCGGTTGGCGTAGTCGCGCGAGATCCTACTTTGTAGGCAAAAATCTTGTTGGCCTCGGCGCCGTCTCTACACATATCGTCTAGTGTAAAATTAAACACCCTTTCGGTAAGAGAGTCGGCAGTGAAATCACCAATCCCGGTTGGCTTAACTTTAAGATGGTCACGAACACTTTTATTAAATCTAGAAGAGTTAAAAGTGGTATCTACACCATAAAAAGAATCTGCCGGATTAACAGGATCGTTTTCAGAACCAGATATACGAAGTCTCAATTCTGGAAACTCAAACGTAATCTGTCCATCAGTAGCAGCTGCGCCGCTGATGAAAGTGTCGACTGTGGTTATACCATAATCATCTATATTTCCTGATACTAATGTATCGGAAATACCTGAACTATCAGTGTCGTCTGTAAATGATTTAAATCTGAGAGGCCCTCTAACTCCGAAAGGCAAGAATCTAGCATCAGTATCGCCTCTTTTTACTTCATCAGGCATATCAACATATACGTATTTTGATAGATTATCGTATGAGCCGTAATATTTATAGCGACGGTCGGCCTCATCCCAGTCGGAATATCGATCCCCAATCTTTCTTCCAATGAAGTTTTCCGATGCTGGATTTAAATTACAATTATTAAACTGTTCGACAACATCAACACGATTGTCGGTATCATCTATTTTGCGGATAACAACGCTAAAGGAGCCATATGGATCAGCCGAATCCATTGAACTAGCTTTAATGTCTTTAATAGACACTTTAAGGTTGCGAGACACATAGTCACCGCTGTTTCGTGCTACTAATTTAAAAAGATTTTGCTGACTTGTAACGTCAAAACTACCGGTAGCAGATTCGCCGGTATTTAAATCTTGTGCAAAGAAATGGCCTGTTTGTGCATCTTGATATGATTTGCGAAATTTACCACCCAATGTAGTAGCGCCATCATCAATTAAAGGCAGAATAACGCCTATCTGAGCCCCAGCACCAGAAGAAGAAAGCAATGTCTGATTAACGGCGCCTTCATATGATTCACCTAGCCAATAGCGGGTGAAAGAATTACTATCCGCAGACACAGCGCCACTATTAGACAAAATTGGATTAGTGTTGAATACTCTTCGAATAAAGTTTTCACTAGTGTCGGTAAAATTAAATGTGCTATCAACTTCAATACCTTTTAAAGAAGAGCTAATTTGAACTTTAAATTGTTTTGTACCGACAGAGTCAAAATATATACTGGATCCAACTGCGTTTGCGCCGTTCCCAGATTTAGATCCCGAAAGTCCGATAACAGCTGCTTGGTCCAAATACCAAGTCGCTGCGAGTGTTCCTGTTACGGCATCGTAAGAAGCGCTCATCGTTCCTGTTACGGCTGCTGCAATTGTGTTAGTTGTTATAGTAAGAGCAAAATCGGATCCGCCGGCGGCATCATACCCAATCTCTACGCCTTCCGAAAGTGTTGAAAGATCGGAACTAGCAGTTATTCCCACAATCGCTGCACTTGCCGATGCAGTAACAGGCAAATCAGAAAAATTGATCGCAGTTACTAAATTGGCTGCTACAATCTCGGTGTTTGCAGTAGCTTCATCGGATCCAGTGGCGTTAAAATATATTCTTCCGCTTCCATCATCACTGGTATCTGCATTATCAGCGGTACCGCTCGTAAATAAACGCTCCATATTGTTAGCATATATGCGAACATAATTGTCTGCCACTAAAGCCGCATCACTAACTACAAGTGTCCCAGTTAAAACCGTTTGGCCTGGTGCGTCTGCTACAAACAAGCCCCATGCTCCACCGTTATCGGCTATAGCAGATGTAGCAGCAGTTTTAGTGGTCTGCCAGCCGGCAAGAGCGTAACCGTCATCCGTTGCGCTATCGTGGTCTTTTCCTCCTAAACGAACAAAAGTAACTGGTGAATTGTTTCTAAACCAAGCTTGTGCTGCATATGCGCCATAAGTTGGGGAAGTGTAATTTCCGTCGCGAACAACATCGCCTCCTTGACCGCCAGGAACGGGATTTCCGAATTCTCTGATAAAATCAAAATAT